GGGTAAAGCGACCCAAGTGCAATCCACCTATCCCGCTGTTCCTCAATATTATCCAATGCTACATTGAACCTATCAATCATCTTCCCAAAGTTAAAGTCAACTTGACTAGGCCAATCTTCTTCCTCTAATTCCTCAAGTGTATCCTTGGCATCAAAGATGTTTTCATTCAAAAGTTCCATTTAACACCTCACAGTGCTCTATTTACTTTTACTTCTGCGCCCATGATGTAAACCCAGTCAGTCCAACCAGTGTTGGTGCCTATGAGTTCCAAGAGGTATGTATAGTCAGTTACAACCGTCTCTACAGCAGTAAGCACGGCTTCAACATCAAGCGCCCCCGCTGAGGCGGCTGTGGCAATTGCCCCACCAGCAACTGTAGCAGGTGTTACCGTGGAACCTTTAGCAACACGATATAACTGGCAACCTACCGTAGAACCATCGCCCCTTAGGTCTCCAACTAATTTATAGGATACAATCTGGTCTCCTATTTGCAGGAAGTTAAAGGGTAGCCAGCATTTTATCTCACTGTAATATTCCTCTAGATACACGCCCTCTCTTTTAGGTATCCACTTAGCATCTGACCCCCAACCCTTCGTATTGAAAGCGTTGGCCAGAATGACCACTTGGTTACCCCTTCCCGTATCGTTGAATTTCTGTAGGATTTGACCACCTTTGCCTCTTACCTCCCACTGATTACTAACGGAATTATATTTGAAACTCGGTCTTGAGCTTCCCATATTCCACCTCTACTTTTTATTTTTGTTTAAGCGGGGTGGAGATGCCCCACCCCGCTACCCTTATCAAAGTGCAGTATGATAACTAGCATTACAGTAAATCAAAACTGCGAAGTCGCTGTTTAGAACCTTAGCTGCAAACGCAGCCTTCCAGCCCACGGTTGAATACTGTTCCAACGGGTCTGTATGCCCACCAGTGCCACGAGGATGTATGATAGTTCGTGCCGCTTGAGCAGTTAGCTCTGTTACACCATAGGCTTCAGCCCCTATCATAATAACCTCATAGACATCAGCACCAGACAAACCCATAGAAGCTTGGACTTTCAGGTTATTGGTCTCAACAAACCTGATACCCATCCAGTCTCCAAGAACACCAGAGAACATTGGGTTCTCAGCGCTTCTTGGTGCAGCATGATGGAACGCATCCACAATGTCAGAGTCTTCAAACAGGTCTTTAGTATTGTCAGGATGAATGAAGCAGATATACTTACCGTCTACAACTGGGCGAGCACGAACCCTAGCTAGAGTTCGTTTTGCCTCGTTTAATTCGGCAGCATCAAGAAACATACCACTACCAACCGCATTTCCAGTTGTGCCATCAATCCAAGTGGTGGCTGCATCAGCGTATTGGATGGTGGTTATGTTTTCCAATTCCTCTGCACAAATCGTATCCAGACCTTCCCCCATCGCAATGCCATATTTCTCAACATATTCAGCAATCAGCGGGTCAAAGGACTGTGTTTCTAACACATCCGTAATCCGTGAAAACTGACCATACTGTGAAATGGTGGCTGCTACGGAACTAACAGTCGCATTGGTTTCAGCTGGGAAAGTTCCCTCTGTAAGAATATAGCTACCAGTGGGTAAGATGAATTTCTCAAATCGCCTCCACTCAATAGATTTACCCCCACGAGCTGGTATTGGTCTCTTAGTTCCATACTGCAAAAAGGCCGTGTCTTTGATAGCTACAGTGAGGAGCTTTCTGTCATAAAACTGTTTTAGCTCTGCAGTAATAGTATCAGTTGCATCAAACATAGCCATAACGGATTTACCTCCCTATTATTTTTTTGAGAGGGCTTCCCTTCTCTTGTCTTCAAAGGCTTTGTCAAACTCTTCGTCACTCATAGCCCAAGCATCTTTCTTAACTATGCCTGGGGTGCGAGATTCAAAAACGGATTCTGGGGGTGGAGTTTCCTCCGCCTTCTCAGTCAAGCGCTTCGCTACTATTCGTAGCGCCTCTTTCTCTGGGTCATCCGCATCCTTAATAGCATCAATATCAACTTGATGCTCAGATGCCAGCGCTTTTACTGCGACCTCCTTTTCCCTCTCTGCTACGGAAGTCAAATCCTTATTCAGTTTCCCCTCTTTTTCGTTGAGGTCTGATTCTCGTTTCAGTAGATACTTCTTAACCTCACTGACTGCCGCCTCATCCCCATCATCCATTTTGGCTATCTTCAGTTCTGCTTCTAGCTCAACACCTCGTTGTTTGATTGTTGCCAGCTCCTCCTTCAATCGTTTAATCTCAGCGTCACGAGGCTTTTTCACTGCGAATAAATCCGACTCAGGAACCATCTTGGCCTTGGGCTTATCGCCCTGAACTGGCTCTTTATCTTCGGGCATAAAACCTCCTTCGTTGGGGACGGCCCTGCCAAAAAGAAAGCGGGGACTTAAACCTTTCGGCTTAAGGCCGTCCCCGCTTTAACACCTCCGAATCGCAACTCGGAGGGCTTAAGTAAACACTACGTTAAAGTGCTACTATAATTATACCACACTTATTATAGCACATTATTTGAGCAATGCCGATAAGCCAGAAAGTCCAGCTACTTGTCTCCTTTGTAGGGCTGGAATAGCCTCATAGGGAATACCCAATGTATCAGCCTTCGCCCTTAGTAAATTCAGTGCTTCCTTACTATGGGCTGTCTTATATCCCTTCCAGAATAATCTAGCTGCATCTATTTCGGGATTGTCTGCGAGGTATGCCGCCCTGAAAGCACTATCAGCATCTATAACCGCTCTATTGTATTTATCAATTAGAACTGTATCGGCGTTTTTAACTTCTTCAATCTGCGGAATGAAAGTAGATAAATCCCTAGCCCTCCATTCCGCTTCGTTAGCTTGGATATAATCACTGGCATATTTAGGCATCATATTTAGTAAGTCAGCCCATATTTCAGGTTCTTCCTTTTCTTCTGGCTCCCAAGGTTCAACTTCCCTAATGGGTAGTATATCTTCAGGGAGATTATGTTTCTCAAGCATTTCATTCACTTTATCTCTAGCTTCTGGAGTAGACAAACTTTTAACCTCACCCCAGAAGTAAAGAGTAGCTTCAATCTCAGGGTTATCTTTAAGATGAGTATCCCTACCCCTACCACTGGGCATTTCAAGGTATTCCAGCCAAGATGCCTCAGCTTTATTGAAATCAGGACGTATCTCAATCATCTCTTCCGTTGTCCACTCCTTACCCGTAAATTCCTGCACTGCTGTAACCCAATTAGCAAAAACTGGGGATGGATAAGAAACAACGCCAACTCCTAAAAAGCCAGGTGAAGCCGTTAGTGCTCCTGTCCAGCCATCTTCCCTCAAGGCATCAAGCACATCTCGCATAAACATTGGCACTAACCGCTCATACGCCTGCTTTTGCACATCCTCTGTTTCTAAGGTTAGTTCTTCCCCAAGGAATGTTTCCCCCCTAAAGACATCCCTAATAAAGCCAACGGCAGGCGATAACTTCATTCCAAGAAACCGTATTAAGGTGTCCTCTCGGTCAATATCAACTATCCGCTTGTCAGCAGTTTTTAACTCGCCACTTAACAAGCGATTTATTAAGACAACATATTGCTGAAACCCGCCCCAAGGGTCTAGTCTAGTATTGCCAATTCTTACCTTGCCGAAATCAGCGGACTTAGGGTCTTTTTCCATTCTAGCAAGGCCACTCAAATCAAGAACTCCCAGTATACCCGTAATTGTCCCAAGGAAAGCAACTATATTGCCTATAACCATCCTCCGAACTTTGGGTGGATATTTCCATAATGTTACTGGCCAGCCCAATGCCTCTACCCTAGCTAACTGTAATCTTGTGGAAAATAAAACGGTATTGAGTATTGGCACTAATCCCTCAATAGGTCTCGGCACAATACCCCTACCTGTGCCAATATTTATCACCTCGGCTAATGCACGGAACTCTTCTAATGTCGCCTTGTCTCCCCACAATGCAGCATATTTACTAAAAACATCAGTTCGCATTTTATTCAGCGTGGTAATAAAGGCTGCTTCTGATACTTGGGTTAGCTTTGCTACGGGAAGGGCGGGGGCAGTAACTATTTTCTTTAACAGTCCAAATTGAGGCCAATCCCTACCCAGACGAGATAGAATACTGGACATATAGGCTTCTTCCCGCTTAGCCATCTTCACGACACCCTCTAGAGGGGCTACATATAATCTAGCCTGATCCCATATAGGAGCAAAGCGGGAGGCATGAATTGACTTATCAAGGGTTGTGGCATAATCCCTATACCATAATGCACTCCACCCAGCCCTAGCACCTGCCCAAGTGGCACGAATAGCCTTTATAGGGTATCTTGGAGCCATAATTACCATCTGGCGTAGCGATGCGGACAAGTCGCCAGACGCTATTACCGCCCTAGGCAAATTGGCGAGTTCCAAAAATAGTTCCCACGCCTTAGCCGATAAAGGTCTCCTTTTAAGAATTGCCTCCGCCAATTTGGGAAAGATTTTTCCAATCAGTTCTATTTCCGTTTCGGTTGGAAGTTTGCCATCAACTATTATTCTTTTAAGTGCATCAAGGATATTGGCTCTGGTTAAAGGTCTTGCAGCAAATACCTCCGAAACATTAACGGCATTTATCAACTGAGCAACTTCTTTTGCCGTAAATCTATCAGCAATAGGAACAATATCTGCCCCTGGGGGAATTAGTTTACCCTTTAGAGCAATTCTGGCAGCACCCGCCTCCTCAAAGGTTTTAGCCGCCTCTAGCCTCTTGGTAAACTCTGGTATTTTCTTTCTTAACTCTGTGCTTTTAATCAGTTCAAGCTCTTTTCGGGCTGGCCTTGCCTTCTCCACTAGGTTAGTTACTTTAGTGATAACCGCTTCTTCTGGCCTTACCACTTCAGCCACAGGGGGTTTAACTGGGGGTTTAGCGGGTATTTCGGGTTTGGGAATTGGGACCTCTTCTGGCACTGCCCTTAACACGAACTTGGGCATTCTCCCCTTCTTGGCCATCTGGTCAAAGGCAATGTTTATCGCTTCCTCGACTGGTTTCCCTTTAACTGTCTGCCTTAGTGTAGCTTTTAATAGTTCTTCGCCTAAATCAATGGCCTTTTTCCCGCCACCACCAATAAATAAAAGCGGTGCCAACTCAGCAGTGTCGGCCATTCCCATTCGTGCCCACTCAAATCTTTCGGGTTCTTCCCATTGGGTAGGGTCTATGCCCAGTGCGTTAAGAAGTATATCATTCTTGAGAACTGGTCTTAACCAAGCTCCCATCTGTCTCCAACTCGGCAAAGGGACTACTGTTTCTGGCTCATCAGGAGTTCCCTTCCATTTCTGATATGCTTCATATTCTGCCCCCCCAGGGAAATAGGCGGGTAATCCAGTTTTCATAAAATGTTCTAGGGGGCGCTTAAATCTTTCAATATATGGCTCTTCTTTAGGGCGAGGGCGCATAGGCATTGTTAAAAAAGCACCAATGGCCGTAAAGGTTTGTTCCATTCCCTTTAGCGGAACATTGACTATAGTTTGCAAAACTGACTCCCACCACTGTGGCTCCGCTGGCTCAATTTCTTCAACTGGAGGTGCTTCTTCAGGGAGAGCGGGGGGGATTTCAGGCTTTGGAATTCCACCCAATAATGCCTGTGGAATTCGTATCTTCTCAGTGGGTTCAATTACCTCTTCTGGCGGAGCTTCAGTTGGCATAGCACCAGCTAGCAATTGCTGGGGTATTCTAACTTTCCCTAACGGGGTTTCACGCCTAGCCAATTGTTCGGGTTCAGGAATACCCTCCACCTGTTCAATAGCTGGCTCTTTTAGAATCCTTTTTAATGCTAAATCAATTCCCTGTTGTAATACTGGCATTTTATATTCCTACTACTCTTTCCCTTCTTTGCCCAGCTAATCGTGCTCTCTCGCTTAATTGGCGGAAGGCCCTTTCTTGTTGTAGCCTAAGTGCCTCCCGTTTCTCCCCATACTTTCTTTGGCGTTCTTTCAAGAATGTCTCGGCTTCTTGTAATGATTGCTGTTGTAATTGTAGATTCTTTGCCCATATCTCACGGCTAACTGGTTGTCGCCTTGCTATTTCCTCGGTTGGAAGTTCCATAGCCGAGGGTGTTCTAGGCATATAAGGGAATGTGCCAGCCTCAGCCGCCTCAATAGTTTCCATGCCCCCAAGTCTCTCTGGATATTTCTCAAGTATAGCTCGCTTTTGCCAGGGGTCTAACTTAGTCCATTCCCGCCTATATACTTCACCCTCTTCTACTGGGATAGCCAACTCCCTTGGAGGCGGTGCTACTTCAGGGACTTCTGGCAATGCGGCTTTAGGAGCAAATTCACCTAGTGTCCATTTTGTAGCAGCACCTATGATATCAGCCTCCAAGCCTGGTGAGGCCAAAAAGTCTTCTACCGTTAAGCCAGATATGGTCATTCTCTCAGTAGCCAAACTAGCGTATGCTGAGGAACGCACTACCATTTCTTTGTCTATATTATCCCAGATATAACCATAGGCCAATTGCATAAGAGAGATGATATTTTCTCTGTTCATAGCATTAACAGGCAAGATAGGGAAGCTAAGGGTTATCCATTCATTCTCCGCAATTTGGACATCTTGTGGCTCAGTCCAATCCACATCAATTGTTTCACCAGTTGGTAAGGTCGTTTGAGTCGGCAACCCCGCTTCTTCTTCAGGCGTAGCCCTCATTTGCTGGCTATATACTACACGGATTTGTCGCTGTGTTGCTTCATCCAATCTATTGAATTCTAATTCTACTTGGTGTAACTCAAGATGACTCCAGCCCTCTTGTGTTTTTAACCATTCAAAAAAGTCCATAATTCACTCCTAAAGCAAAGATTCACCAGTCGGACTAACTAATGCACCCTTTCGCCCCGCTGACTCAGGTCGCTTTGGCCTTGGTGGAGGGACACCCCGTGCCGCCCTTCCCATATCAGGGCTTTCTACTCCTTCTGGGGGCATAAACTGTGGTGGCACACCAGCCCCTGCCCTTTCGGGTATACCCTTTCTCATGCCTAGTTGCATTTCCTTCTGCATTATATACATTTTCATAGCATCAGCCTCTGGAATCATGTTCCGATTTCTATATAACCGTTCTCGCTCTCTTAATTGCTCAATAATAGCAATATCCCTTACAAACGGGTCTTCTAGCATTTGGTCTTGGATGATGCGGGCATACTCTTGTTCGGAATCTTGGACATCCAGCAATTCATCCCATAGGGTCTCACGGGACAATAACTGAGGTGGCTCCATAGCCTGACGAGCATATAAAATTTGCTGGGTTTTATCTATAGCAGAGGTAATTGGTATTGTTACCTCTACAAATTTGCTTTCAGGCACATCGTCAGGGGAAAATTCCTCAACGAAAAATAACCCCTTCTTCAACTCGGTTGGATTGGTTGTGGATAATGAAATCTTGGGGAATTTCTTGCCGTCACCTAGTTCATATTGTCGCAAGAGTTCAGAGGCGATATGCGATATGGTCATTTGCATCATGTTTAAGTATGGGCCAATCTTATATTTAATGGCTGCCATATACTGAGATAGAGCAAACCCCGATATTTCAACACTGGGAATACCGCCATAAACAGTATCAGCGAAGGAGGCCTTTTGAATTTGTCTCCGTGTATAGGCTATCAGGGAATCAACCTCTCGTGGCGTGGCAGCGTGCTTTAACAACTCTATGGTTTCATTTAATTTAAGCGAAATTCGGTCTCCGTATCCCTTCAACCCCTTAGCGGCGGGGGCACCTGTTTGGGTTTTAGTTACAATGTTAGGATAGGCCGTTTCTGCCATAATAGTTGCCATCAGGGAAATCATC